CTTCATTAGTCGTGCTGTCTTGCCACATCGAACTGTGGTGTACAAAGCATTACGCACCATTCTGAAGTATGCACACCGAAAGCGCAATCAGATACAACACGCTGGAATTGCTGCAGATGCTCGCAGGATTGAAGCTTTAGCCGCTCGTCATGGCTTGCAGGCTTATTGTGAAGCACGATGTCAAGTATGGGGAGGTGACCCCGTGGTTGTCTTTGACCTGTGGACCAGAGCACTTGCAGTGGCAAGAGCTGAGTTCGACAGCTTACCTGCCACGTTGCGGTCTGAAGAGCCTAGACAATATACAGTACGCGAGCGCAACGGAGGTTGTTTCGGCTATGCCTTGGCTAATTGTGTCAAAACCAACGTTGCGGCAATCAATGCGATAGCTTCATACCGTGGCCCCGTGAACATGACCACGGCGCTGAAGGTTTGCCGCGAAAATCAAGTGCCCCTCATCATCATGAACGAACGTTTTGCACAACGATCACGCAAGCGATTGATAGATCAAATGGATAGGAGGAGAATCTCAAGGTCTTTTGTGGTTGTGTATGAAGATCATGCAGTGGCTGTGGTACCAAACACATTGACACTGCATGGGGCATTTGGTAAACGCACAATTACCTGGAAAACCACGTTCTCCAAGGATGTCGAGATCACGGACTTTGAATAGCGTGGTTTGTCATAACCACTGGTGATATCACGCTCATTAACTCTAGCTATCGAGTCAAAATTTAGCCGTCTTATTGTACGAGACCAAATACACAGCCTCTGAGTAGGAATGCAGCGAAACCAACGGAATATCGAGAGATAAGTTGCGTTGCTTGAGCAGCACTGCATTAGTCCAAAAACCAACCGATAAGGTCACTCATGCTTTTCTAAAGGTTAGTCGCTATGCGGCAAGACATGGTCGGCCAATCGGAAGTAATTCCCACTGGCATCGCGAAGCTGAAGAATCAGTGAGGCGAGGCGACAATCTTTCCAAACCTCTTTTCTGGAAAGTTGTTCGGCCCGAGAGGACGGATGCGCATGTCGGTCTATTATCGGCTTTGAATAGCGATAGGCTTAAGGAGCAAACACCCCACTTTCATGTTGGCTTGGTACCCGACACGCGAACTCCATCGTGAGTGGCCTGCTTACTATAATTCAGTACCAGTGAGATGTCGGATGAGAGCATTGCACACACAATACGCAACATTCTCGAGCAGTGCAATTCTACGACAATCTCTATTGGCCGTACTGAGGGTCATTTTCTTTCTTCAAAACAATTTGCTGTGCTCGAGGAGTGTGCGGACACATTGGAGAGTCTGGAATCAGTTGCCGGGATTGACACCCCCTCGTCGAGTGCTATCACAGAGGCTTCAACTGAGGAGGACGGAATTCGATCGCGGAGATTACAACTCGCTCGCGAAATCAAACAGAAGCAGATACAACTGACTGCTGCTCTTCCTGGCAATCGGTCACAAATTAATCTCGATATCGGGAAGCTTCTTTCTGAGAGGGCTAAACTTGACAGATTGATCAAACAATTCGATACTGCAACGATTGTTTGACATGCCTTCTCTTACTTCTACCCGATTGATCGCTGAATACGGTTCGGATCAGGATTACAAGTTTGCTGGCGCGGTTCAAGTGAAGACTGCAACTACTTTGACCACAACTTTCGGCGCAGTGATGCGTTATGAACCTTGGACGAACGCTGGAGCAAAGGAGTTGCTCAAACATCATCCGATTGGCGTCTGGAAGGAGCTTTCAGTGCGTCTGGCACCACGACCTGGTATTTACGGTCGCATGTGCACCTTTTATGGTGGTTGGGCTGCTGCTGGCGTCGTCACACCCACAACAGCAGAGGAGATGGTGGCGTTGCACGGCGCCATTGATGTCACATACGGTGGCACTGGTGATCCAGGCACTGTAAAGGTTCAAATTCCTTGTGAATTTGATGACACGATGAAAGATTTATTGAAAGGTCCGGATAACGATAATTCTCGTCCGGTCTTCTTTTATGCCTTCACCGAAACTGACGTGGTTGATAAACCGGCGAACTCCGATCGTTTCATGCTGACTTTCAAGGGGAAGTATACTCTTCACGGGCGCTATTAGGTGCAACCATGGCTCCTTCTTTCTTTCTTTCACGTTTTGGCATCTCTCACGTCTCTGGAGAAGACGAAAACAGTGGCGACACTGTTCTGATCAATGATCCTCCGAAAACCAAGAAAAACCCAAAAATATCGCCATTTGGCTTCGAAGTTTATGACGGCATTGATTCAACATCAATTGTCGATGCAGATATTTATGTGCGTGTCAATGGGGATGCGGACAATCCAAGTAGTGCTTGGGAGAAAGTTTACAAGGACGATGATGGTGATTTGACAGTTGATATTGATATTGAGGATGCCGTTATGGCACACAATTTTTATGTCAAAATTGGAGACAAGCTTGTCAAGGTACCAAACAATTCGCGCATCATGGATAAAGATGGTGATGTACAGATTGATGCTACTAGCTTGTTTCTTTCTGGACTCAAATTGTCCAA